TATAACATGGATAAAATGCGTAGGTGAGATAACAACGCCAACATGAGATAAACTGCCCTCGGCACGAAGTAATAAAACATCCCCGATCATAGGATGTTCTGTCTTACTCCAATTTTCTTTGCTTATGGCAATTAATTCAGCAAGAGTATTATGATTATCATCAGCATTGTATTCATTTGCATAAGATGGCAAATCAATATTGAATTGATCTTTATATATTAGACGCACCAAACCCCAGCAATCTAATCCATCAATATCTCTACCCATTTTTTTATATGGGATTGTTATGTAATCATTCCACCAATTATGCATTAGAATAGCCCTGCGAAATAAGACGGGGTAAAAGTATGAGCGGGAAACGGCTCTGCGGATAAACTATCAACAACTAAATCTGCTGTAACGCTATTTGCATTATAGCTAATTCCTGCCATTAAAAATCCATCAAAAGCAACTTCTACTGTATTTGGTGTGTTTGTTAAAACAAGTTCAATCAATACATTCAATGTAACGCTTGCTTCACGAATTATAGGAATAATATATCGTGTTACATCATTAATTGTAATTTGGCATCTAGGGGCAGAGTCCGTTTCCTCTGTTGGCAAATTAATGTCGAATGGAATAAAAACAAAATTATTAGATCGACTAATAAGCCCGTAAATAACCTCATCATCAGTTTCAGACAATCTTTGCGTATAGTTATCAGCAATTCTAATTGGCGTCGCTAACCCAGTGCCACTTATTGTTATCAATACCGCTAATGTGTCATCAGCATCTTGATTAAACATTGCCCGTAAAGCGGCTGGTGATAACGAACCTAATCGACTCATGGCATTTGCTCTAATTTCATTGAAATTGTGTAATGTTCTACACCAAGATAGCCAATATTATAATATGTTCCATCTGAATTAGGTATGAATCTAACCTCTATGGTTGCTCTAGTCCTAGGATGTGGAAAGTCAAACCTAGCAGTGCCTTTGATTGTTGTTTTTATAAAATTATCAAGGGTTGCTATTTGAGTATTATCCATGACAAAAGACACATCAAAAGTAGTCGGCTTTGTTCCTCGCCTACGCATTTTTGCAGATCCCATATCCATTGGAGTAACTAAAGTAATTACGCCAGATGATTCAGCATAACTGGTAGTTACAAATTGAGGCAATGTAGCAGGGAAAGTATAAGCCGCCATAATTATCGTCCAATCAAAACTGGTTGAGTGTTAAAAGTATTTTTAATCGCGCTATTAGCAATACTGCCATTACGCTTAATTTCACCAGCAACCATTTCACTTATTGTAACTTCAATTCTACGGTTTCCACGGCTATCAATTGTTTCATTGGTAGTGGCTTGTGCAGGGGTATTATTATTGACCACCACTTGCACATTTGATCCACCACCTTTCATGCTAACAGGGATTGACCGACCATCTGGCAATGGTACATAAGCCTCATTCATTCTACCCTCGCCAAATAATGATACCTGTGGGCTTGTAGCAATACCCCCATTGGCATAAGTATTAAGTTTTGCGGGTCCATTCGGAGTCATAACATTCCCATTGGCACTAGCAGAAAAATAATTAGCAGATGTATCTGGTAATGCAGTATAACCGCCCATGCTGGCAGGCAGAATGTTTTGTAATGCCCCACCGATTGCGCCCATCAATGGGTTTGTAATCAACTGGCGAGTTACTAGCTTGAGTATATCTTGCAATAGGCTTTGTAATACATCTGACAATTTATTGCCAGCAACAACGGCATCCTCAAATGCGCTACTAAAGGTTAAACCAAGATCCTTAACTAAACTTTGAGATAATTGCAACTCTTGATTACGCAAACGATAATTTTCCATCTCTCTTGCTAATAGATCATCTTGAGCATCGCCTTGTTCTGTACTCATTTGAATCATTTTAGTTTTGCGCTCATGCTCTATTCTTAATTGCTCTACTGCTCTATCTCTATCATTTGTAATTAATCTAGCGTTAAGATCCTCATTTTCTTTTGTTATCTCATCCGACATAGATGTGTAATTAGATTCCATCTGTTCTGTATATTTTTGCGCTACATCTAAACTTTCATTGAAAAGTTCCGCTTCATTTTCAAGCCCTTTGTCAAAGGCTTCCATTTCAGACTTGGCAAAAGCTATTGATTTGGCAAGATCTAAATTGCTTTGCGCTAATTTCCTATTGCTTGGGGTAATCTTGTCATTGAAATCTAACTTATCTTGCAATACTTGAATGTTAGTTCTTTCGCCCTCTACTAACTCTCTAATGCTTGTTAATAGATCCCGATTTTCTTTTTCAATTTGCTTGGCTTTTGCTTTTTGCTCATCAGTTAAATCGCTACTTGCTTTAGTCAATTCTTTGATTTCGCTTTTTATAGACACATTGCCAATTTTTGGATTCAAAATTGATTCTGTTAATTTGTCCACTTCTATTCTGGCGGCTTCAGCATCTTTTCCTACTTGATCACCAATAGCAATTGCACCTTTAAAATCTAATCGTGATACAGCTTCAAGTTGTGCGGCAAATCCGCCTATTTCACGACCTAATGTTTGAAATACAAAAGCAACATTCACCCCTAAAACAGCAATTGTTTCAAATACGATTTTAATAACACCGCTATCAGCAAATGATTTAATTGCGCTAGCAAAGGCGGCACTTGCGCCAGAGGCTTTATCTAAACTACCAGCAGTAAGTAAAATATTATTTTTCAATACAACAAATGCACCCCCTACAGTATTCATTTGTTCAGCTTCAGTTCTGACCTGTTCTAATGATTTGACTAAAGCATTGCCTAGTATATCAGAAGTAATTTTGCCTTCACTGGCTAGGTTTCTTAATTTGCCAATAGGCACTCCCATGCCATCAGCCAACGCTTTCATTAATCTAGGTGCGGCTTCATTTACAGCATTAAATTCCTCACCTCGTAAAACTCCAGATCCAAATGCTTGAGATAATTGCAACATGGCACTTGAGGCTTCAGACGCAGTAGCACCAGATACTTTTAATCCAAGGGCAATAGATTCCGTAATGGCGGCTACAGTAGTTTGATTTGCGCCTAACTCTCTTGTGGCATTTGAAATCCTAGCATATAGTACTGCTGTTTCAGACAACCCAGCTTGGGCAGTAGAGGAAATTTGTTTGACATTATTAAAGGCATCTGAAAATTCAGTTTGTGATCTTGTGGCTAACTTCAATTGAGAGGTTAATTTTGTATAATCATCAGCAATGCCGATTATCGCTTTGGCAGTTTGCAATCCAATATAAGCCGCGGCTAATCTACCGACTGAATCTGTTAATGAAACTGTATCTGCGCTAGTTTTTTTAGAACTCGCACTCATGCCAGTTAATGAATCATTGGTTTTTTTGGCGGATAAACTTAACCCATCTAAATCTCTGGATGCGTTTTTGACTTGAGATGTATCAACTTTAAAGCCTAAATTTAGAATATCGACAGCCATTATTTATCCTTTTGCAATTCCATTAAAGCGGTACTATCAAGTTGCCGTATTAGATCAATTTCCCATTCCGACATTATAATGCCATAAAGTTTGCAAAATGAATAAATCTCTTGGAAATTAATGGGATTAATAGACATCCCAGATGATCTAGTTCCATGCAGTTTAACAAACCAAGCCCAGACATAGAATAGCGATTGCGGCATATCTGGAATACCCCATTGTTCTCTTGGAATATTCGCAGATATATAATGTTGTCTGATGGTATTCTTCCCATCAACACTAATTTTATTTAACGCAAATTCAGCCTTGCAATACTCTAGTAACTCGTTTACAAGGCTTTCGTGAAATTTCCTGCGTTATCGCTTTCCTCAATGATTTGATCAACAAAATGCGGGTTGCTTAATAAGACGGTTTTTAATAATTCAGCAGTAAATTCTTGCTTTACATTTTTCCAGCTTATTACACGAATTACAGCCCCCTGCACATTCTGCTCACGCAACTCATCAAGTGTTTTTTGTTCTGGCTCTTTACCTTTACGCTTTGCAAATTCAATATCACGCTGATATTCAGAAAATATCCTTTTAGACCACTTTTGAACTGGCTCTGCATACTTCCCATAGATAGTAAACACTATCCCAGTATCTTGACCATCAGCAGATTTCATCTCAAGATCATAGCCCTGCTCTGAATCTTTGATTGCATTAAATGAGGTAATATCAATTTGTTTCATGTTAAGCCCTTTATCGCCCAATTTGAGAAGTCATACCAGAGTAGAGGGCAACTACCTTTTCGCTTTCGCTAGGTATGACTAAACCGTTACAGAGTCGTATCTTGAATTTGGATTGTAGTGGTTTGTACACCAACACCAGAGCCAGTATATTCAAGAGCAACACCACTAAATGACAAGATAATTATATTTTCGCCATCATTTGTATTTGCGCTACCAATTTTTACTTTTGGCATATTGATTGCAAAGGCTTCAGTCCGAGCCGCATTTAACAACACATAAGATAGACTGATTTCGCTTTCAGCATCAAAGTAATTCAATACTGTCGTATCTTGGAAAATTGCAGAGCCATCAATTGACACAGCAACTTTACCGCGAGATTTAGCACCGATTGAGTTTGAGCCAATAACAGCAGTCTGTTGAATGTTATTATTGATCTTAATGTTTAACGCAGTTACAACACCATTAGCCACACCATTAATAAATAACTTGCCATCTGGGGCGGAGTAAATGCTCTCACCACTAATTGCAGTAGGTGATGTGAAGTAAGCACTTGATGTTGCCGCCTCTGCATCTTTACCCATAAAACCAAAATTGATGGTTGCCATTGAGTTAGGTTGTAACGCAACATCCATTGTATTGACTTGCTGACCTAAAAATACTCTTGATACAGATGTATCTTGATTAAATTCCTCAAAAGTAAAGCTATCATCAGTTTGACTTGTTAATGGAATATAAGTCTTTTTACCTTTTTCAAGCACTGTTACAGTATCGCCAGCCGCTTCAATTGTTCTTGTTTGACTAGCCAATGCAGACACAGTTAAAACAGTAGCACTCATGCCAGTAATAAAAAACAAGCCATTATTGCCAGCATCAGTAAAGCCGCTAACATTAATCACTGATCCAATATTAAAGCCATCCGTTACAAATGAGCCAGATGATCTGACAATAGTAGTGGCAGTAGATGATAAAGTTATAATTGCGCCAGTAGTAGCACCCGTTGCAAAGTCTTTACGCACTGCCGCTTGGATAAACTCCTCATAAGCACTACCAGACAATTCGCCATCTATAGTTCCAGATGATTTGCGTGTGCCATGACGCATATCACGCATTTGTTGAGATGGTAAAATCTCATTTGAGTTGTATGTATCTTTTTCTAACTGGAATGATCCAGTAACTCTACGATAATAAGATGCACCAGAGGCAGATGCCTTAGTACCCCATGTGCTTTCTTTTTTAGCTACGAGTAGCTTATTAATACCTTGTGCTGATGCCATTTTGACTTCCTTTCAAGTTAAGCCCGTAAATGGGCGATAAGTGCCTTTTACGGCTTACTACGGGGTTATTTCCGCAAAATAGTTAATGGAAATAGGTAAAATATAATTCTTATCATCTTGTATTGCAGATCCCACTATTGGAGTCCTCATTACTTTGACAACCAATCCGCTTTCAGTCATTGCCAATCCTCTAGCAAAATGCGCTTTAATTGCCTCTGCTTTCGCTTGAGCAGATCCTCTACCCTTATTAATCGGATAAAACAGAATAACCTCAAAAAAACCGACTTCCCTATAATACCCATCGCCCAATGTAGGATTCTCTGGTTGAGCAGGCAATAATCTTACTCGCTGATAAGCAGTTCCCTCTATTGGCGCATAAGTAACATTTTCAAATGCAGTAGGCAAATTACTAGCAATAGTCGCTAAACGCTTTTCAAATGCCGCATTAATTTTGACTAAACTCATTTGATTACCTTTTTGCCAATATTTTCAAACGCACTCATAACTTCTTGGTATGTAATTCTAATAAAGCCATGTGGGGCTTGTTTGGAATATCCATTTATTGTTTTCGGTCCATGCCCATATAAGCCAAACTCTAATTTTTGCGTATAGGGCAAATTATTAGTTATCCATATACTATCACCTAGCTTGAACTTAGATAACGCGCCTATGGCTCTGGAATTGACTTTAATACCGCTTTTATCAGCAGAGTATTCCGCTGTATCTGATGTATTTATTCCAACATTCCAATTTCCACGAAATCTACCAGTATCTACTGGACTCTTTAACACAACTCTTGACTCTAATTCTAAAGCAACTGCTCTGGCAACTTGTGAGGCATTAGCCTTTGATTTGCCCAATAATTTGGCAAGATCCACAGTTAAAGTGCCAGTACTGGTCGAAATCATTTTCTTACCTGTAATTCATATAAAACATTGACTCCAGCAGGCTCAATAGCCTTTACGCTAACAATGTCATAATCAATACTATTGATAGTTAGTTTATCTGCAATGTTAGGGATTACACTCATTTGAATGAATACCTGCTGATCATCTTGCTTAATAAGACTATTCTCTGTGGACTTTAACCCATCCCCATAAGGCAAAATTACGCCAATATCAGTAGTAGTGCTAGTGGTTGAACTATTTTCGCCAGTAGTAGCATTATAAGTGCCTACTAAATACTTAGTCAGCACCATAGATTGCCCAAAATTAGCAAGTAAATTACGAGCTGTATTTTTTAGGGCATTATAATTCATGTGCGAACTACCTCACGACTTAATCCAGATGTGCTGTTTAAGAATGGGGCTATTAAGTTATCGATAGCACGATATTTAGTGTAGGCTGGCTTTGTATCATCATACTCAACCTCTAAGCTACCCACTTTCTCACGCTTAGTAATGCGGGCAATATCTGGGGCTAGATCAGTAGTAGATGCTCTTAATCCTAGATCAGCGCAAGCATTAGCAATCTCTGTTGGCACTACATCATTCGGGTAAAAAGAGAATTGATTTAAATAAGTAAAATCCCTGCGCTGTACTTCATCTCTTGGGAAACTCAATGCCTGTGATTCTGTATGACGGAATCCTAAAAAGCGTAACCGATAGACCTGCTCTATGTAATCAGTAGCTTTGCGTAGTGATTGCTCTTTAACGCCTGTCGTTAAACTCGCCCATGCAGTATTACCACGATTCGAGTGGTAGGTATCGGCATTGGCTACACTGATATAACTCTCTGCATCAGCT